ATGGCGTGAACGGGTGGGCGAGGAGAAAGCTAATAATATTTCTTCTCGTTCTACCAATCGTGGAACAAAATACCATTCTATTGTAGAAGATTATTTGAATAACAATCTAGACCTCAAAAAATATAGTAAGTTTCCTTTACCTGTGTTGATGTTTCAGCACAGTCGTGATGTTCTTGATAGGATAAATAACATATACCTTCAGGAAGCCGCCCTGTATTCCAAACATCTTGAGTTAGCAGGTCGTGTTGATTGTATCGCTGAGTTTGATGGTGAATTATCTATTATTGATTTTAAAACAGCAGCAGAACCAAAGCGAGAACAATACCTTTACGACTACTTTGTTCAGGAAACAGCATATGCCTGTATGCTTCAAGAACTATATGGATTGCGAGTAAAACAACTCGTGACAATCGTTGCTTGTGAAAACGGTGAAACTCAAGTCAAGGTGCTTCCACCAAAGAAAGAATATTTCATCAAACTGATGAGTTACATCTCAGAATACCAGGAACGATATGGAGAAAAAACAATTATTAGAGGATAGATTTATGACCGCTGCGAAATTTTCGCAGGAAGTGGAAAAGATTGCTCTCAACAATCCAGATATGAATTATATTGATTCGGTTATCCACTACTGTGAAACAAATGAAATTGAACTAGATAGTGTAGGTAAGTTGATTAGCAAACCTCTAAAAGAAAAACTTCGTCATGAGGCACAGCAACTCAACTTCATCAAGAAAACAAGTCGTGCCAAGTTGATGCTAGTATGAGCTTCTTTCAATCTGAATTAGTCCGTGGTGATATTCAAGAGATGGTAGATCTTCAGCAGTTTTGCTTTAGATCTGCCATGAACTTTGTTCTTCTTGATCACGAAAGGAAACTGGAATACTTTGATGCTCTTGAAAGACTAGTAGAGAAGCAGAAAGTATTTTACTATCGCATCAAACTCAGCGATGATCCTGAAGCTAAATCTGTTTGTGAAACGATGAAGCAAGGTGTCATCATGCTAGGTGCTACACCTGGAACTCCAATTGAAACTATGTTTGATGAACTTTTGGAGAGAGTTCGCTTCATGAAATCCAAATTGGAAAGTGGCACAGGGGATTGACGCCCGCCCCTGCGCCATGTTATTATGATTGAGTGATTGGGCGTCACAAAGACCAAATCTAAACAAATCCGAGGTAATCCTATGTCCTTTGCTGATCTAAAGCGCAAATCCCAGAACAACTTTGAGTTCCTCCAGAAGGAACTTGAGAAGTCTGCCAGTGGTAAGAACGTTGATGAACGTTTCTGGAAACCAGAAGTTGATGCTGCTGGTAATGGTTATGCCGTGATCCGTTTCCTGCCCGCACCCGAAGGTGAGACGGTGCCGTGGGCGAAAGTCTATTCCCATGCCTTCCAAGGTCCTGGTGGATGGTACATTGAGAATAGTCTGACCACTCTCAACGAGAAAGATCCCGTTGGTGAGATCAACCGCCGTCTGTGGAACAGCGGTAGTGATGAAGACAAAGAGACTGCTCGTAAGCAGAAGCGCAAGCTCTCTTACTACAGCAACATCTACGTCGTGAAAGATCCTAAGAACCCTGAGAACGAGGGTAAAGTGCTTCTCTATAAGTACGGCAAGAAGATCCATGATAAGATCCTTGCTGCGATGCAACCTGAGTTTCAAGATGAAACCCCTGTGAATGTGTTCGATCTTTGGGAAGGTGCTAACTTCAAACTGAAGATCAAGAAGGTTGCTGGTTACTGGAACTACGATAGTTCTGAGTTCGATAGTGTCTCTGCTCTGTCTGCTGATGACACCGTGCTTGAGAAAGTCTGGAAGAGTGAATACTCTCTCGCAGCTTTCACTTCTGCTGATAGTTTCAAGTCCTACGAAGAACTGGAAGCGCGACTGAACCTTGTGCTTGGTGTTACTTCCCGTCCTGCTCGCCAGGTTGTTGATGAAGACGAGGAAGACTTTGAACCTGTGGCAGAAGAACCTGCCCTGCCTTCGTTCCGTTCCCGTGTCGCTGCTGTCCCCACTCCAGTGAAGGAAGAAGCAGTCGTGGATGATGACGATGCTCTCAGTTACTTCGCTCGTCTAGCTGAAGAAGACTAAACTCCTACTCTCTTAAGTTGTTGGGAGATATAATCTCCCGATGACTTATACAAATTCTTATTGCGGAATTCATCAACAAAAGATTGGAAGTATCTTGCTTTAAGTAGATAGATCTCTCTCTTTTTTTCATTTTCGGTAGTGTAGTAATCCATAACTGTTACAGGTTTGGAAACTACATTACCGTTTTTTGTTGTATATGTACTACCATTCCAATACTTGAATGTGCTATTGTAGAATGTTTGATCCACAACAAGACCGCCTTGTAGTGCTATGACTGGTTCTGTTTCACCAAAGTCTGTTGTTACAGTATATCCAGCTGGAACTTCTACCGTTTCATAATGATGAATAGTTCCATATGGATCATCGTACTCACTCTCTACAGTTTTCTGCAACTCGTAGTTAGTAAGTGGCCAGTCATGTAATGGATTGATGATATTGTTTGTAATTAGTACCACCCAATCATAGAATGGATCTCCATATGCTCTTTGTGCTATAGTATATGGTCTCTCCCCATCTTCGATTGAATACTTATTGAAGAAGACAGCATAAGAAAATACATCTTGATTGACTTGATATCTTCTAAAGAAATTTTTTGCTACAACATAATCAGATTCCGAGAAAGGATAACTGATTGGTTTTTCATCGTATTCGATGTTTGGAACTAGAGAAAAGTACATATCAGTATCCTACTTTAATATCTTCTGAGTAAATTAGTTTTGTTTCTATGAGGCTAATGCTAATTTCTGCAGCTGCTGGGTAACCATTTACATGTGCTGCATAAACTCCGTCTGCTGTGTAATTAACATCAAAATCCGTAATCGTACATGCTTTTAGTCTTGGTAAAAATGGATGTGGTCCATTACCACACATAAAGAATGGTTGAACTAATTTTGGATTTTTGATAAAACCAATGCTTTGCTCTGACGCCGCTGGTGCTGCTGTAAATGTTCCAGATGTTCCTTTAGCAGTAATATCACCAGCAAAAGATGGTAGCATTGCTCTTTTGAAAGTTTCTATTATTCCACCCTTTCCAAAGATTATTCCTGCTTCTGTTGAATTGTATGGAACTAATTTATATGTAAATGTAAAGGTTCTTAGATCATGACCGCCAAAAATTAATTCTGCATTTGGATTTAATATTTGACCACCAACAGATGAAAAAATATCGTTTGCACCAACACTATCACCAGTAATTCCGCTAACAATTGCACTAATTGTAGCTGTACCTAGCTGGGTTGGAATTCTTTTAGCAGCATCTCCTCCTGTCGAACCAAAATTATTAAATGCTGCTCCAATATCTCCAGTTGTTATACTTCCAGCACCAGCAAGAATTCCAGCAGCAATATTTCCAAATTTTTTACCATCCCAGTTTGCTTTGTACGAAACACTAACTCCTTCTGGCATGTATAAAATGATTTGATTATAACCAGATGCTCTTTCTTTTAATTCTGTGGTGGAACTAGCACTATAAGCGCGTAAAGTTATATCTGCATTTTTGTTTTTAAACGGTGGCACATAATCATAAAAATCAAAAATCATATAATCACTACTACCAGTGCCAATATCTTTTGGATATCTTAAACTTGTTGATAATGGTTCTGTTGTAGTTGGTGTAGCAGGAGTTCCATCTGGTTTTGGTGCCGTCGCTGTTGATTTTGCTTGTTCTTGTGCTTCTTGTGCTGCAGGAGAATTTCCAAGCTCGGCATTAGGTGTTCCTGCTGCAGCTCCCGCAGCTCCTGGTGGAGATACTGCCTTCCCATTTCTTATGGCGTTAGTTGCTTGTGGAGTACCAACAACACCACCAACAATCCAGCTGTCACCATCCCATACTCTTACATTTCCAGAATCTGTAATGTAATAATCTCCAGGTTTATAAGCCATTTATTTTGCCATCGTTATATCGGATGATTTGCCATAACCTTTAATAATTCTACGAGCTTTAACTTTGTCATAGAATTTTTCATTTGTTTCCGCCCAAACTAATTCATGATCGTATGGAAACTTATGACCTTGAACGTCTTTTACAAACTCTTCTACTGGTAACAGGATTGCGGTATCCCATTCGACTGAAGCTAAGTCCAAGAACATTCCTTCAACATGTGCGTTTATATATTTATGGATGCATACCTTAGGTATATCAATCATTCCTTTCATCAACTTTTGCACTACAAGTATTCTTTTCTTTGGAGAAAGGTAGTGTAGATTTGCACCATAGAAATGATCATTACCAGAAGTCTTTAGCACATAGACTAGAGGATTCATATCATAGTATGGCAACCATTTCATCTTTGCCTTGTATTCAAACATATAAAGATGCCCTGCTTTTACATAATGTCGTAGGGCATTTTCATCTTTTTCTTCTGTCTTTCCTACGTTGTCTCTCTTCTCATCTCTAGAGAATCTTGATGGATCTTTTCTATACTTACTTGCTTCGCTTTTTACAGCGGAGCGATACCAAGATAGAGATTGTTTTTTTCCTCCAGTCTTTGCTGTTATACGTTCGAACAGAGTTTTATATCCTGGACTTTTATTAACTGAATTTCTTTGTATGTCTGCGAAACCTTCTGGCATGGTTATACTCCTAAATGGTCTTCGGTGAGTATCAAGAAGTTCATCTGTCTATCTTCACAATACTCACGAGCAGCAGACCATTTAGCTTGGTTCTTTGCGAATGTTAAAACTGCATCACGATAGGCAGTACTACGTTTATTTTTTTCATTCGGGGGTTGTGTTTGTCTTTTGGGTTTGATCTCAATAATATACTTGGATATTTTCCCATCCTTTTCACGAACCTTGATGTAGAAATCTGGATAGTATCGTCTCACTTTTCCATCGGGAGCACGATAAGGAATGATTACCTCTTCGCTCCCCCACTCTATTATTGAGGGGTTGTTATCACAGAACACCATGAACTTTCGTTCCCATAGCGACCGATAGATAACACGAGTTGGGTTGCCACGATACTTACTAGGATTTACAGGTTTGTATAACCCAGAGTATGCCATAAATATAGTTGTACCAACATAGGTATTTAGTGTGGCAGCAGCAAGAAGTATTGACATATTTTTACAGACCATAGCTGGTGCTGGAGGTATGTCCTTCAGTAACAACTGGGATATAGAGTTTAGATTTCCCGCTGCATCTGAAGATGGAATAAAAAATCTTCTGTCTGCATACACCATGAAGGGACAGAAAAATGAGCAAATTATTAGATTACTTTGTGATGAGGCACAACTTCCTAATGTAAGTACTGCTACTGGAACAATAAATGGTAGATATCTTGGTTCTGGCGCTGTAAATTATGCTCACACACGAGTGTATAGTGATTTTCAATTAGGATGGATGTGTGATGCTGACATGACACCACTTAAGTTTTTAACAGAATGGAATGATTTTATCTTTGGAACAGGTCCAGTTAAACTTGGAAATGAAAAGTATGAACTGACAAAGATGAAAGGAAAAATTCCACAGGGAGATATTGGGAAGAATAGATCTGTCAGAGTAAAATATCCAGATGAATATATGCTTGATATTTTGATTACTAAGACAGAGATTTCTCCTAATGCTCCTAATGGAAGACCACCTATTGCATACTATATTGAACAAGCATATCCATATGCAATTGATGCCGTACCACTTCAGTATGGAGCATCACAAATTACAAAGGTAACAGCATCGTTCTACTATGCACGTCATCATGCATACTTTATTAACACAAAGAACGAACCATCTGCATCTGTAAGAAGATCAGAGGGGCAAGGATCTGGTGTTGGTACACAATCATCCGCTGCTACTCAAGCAGAACTTGATGCTGCATCGACATAGCAAATTCAGATCTTGTTTAACAAAGATCTGGAAAAAATTTTCCGCCAAAAAATCGCTTAAAAAAGTCGCACTAAATAATTATACTGATCCGAGGTTATTATCATGGCTTTGCCAAAGTTAGAACATCCAACGTATGAACTTGAAGTACCTTCTACTGGAAAGAAGATCAAGTATCGTCCGTTTGTAGTTAAGGAAGAAAAGGTATTACTCTTAGCACTACAGAGTGATGATTCAGAAACTATTCAGAATGCTGTGCGGGATCTTCTTACTGCATGTATTCAAACTCGTGGTGTAAAAATTGATGATCTTGCCACTTTTGATTTAGAATATATCTTCCTTAAGATTCGTGCAGCATCGGTGGGAGAAATGATTGAGATGCAGGTAACGTGTCTAGATGATGGTGAGACAAGAGTTACGACACAAATTAATCTACATGATGTAAAAGTTGTCAAGCCAGAAGGACATACGAATAAAATTATGCTAGATGATAATGTTGGTATTATCATGAAGTATCCTGGTTTCAATAGATTTGTTGAAGGATCTATTGTAGAGAAAGAAGTTACAACAGATGATGTATTTGAGATTCTTGCTGATAGTATCGATCAAATGTTTGATGAAGATTCTGTTTATGACGAATCAACGACGACAAGAAAAGAAAAGATTGAGTTTGTTGAGAAATTTACCAACGAACAGTTCGAAAGGGTACAGAAGTTCTTTGACACAGCACCAAAACTTCAGCATACATTTAGTGTAGTGAATCCAAAGACTGGTGAGAAGTCTGAATACACAATCGAGGGTCTCCAAAGTTTTTTCGGGTAGCACTCTTCCACAATACTCTGGAAGGGTATTATAAAACTAACTTTGCCTTGATGCAGCACCATAAATATAGCTTGACAGAGATTGAAAATCTATATCCATGGGAGAGACAAGTATATGTTTCTCTGCTATTGCAATATCTCGATAACCTCAAACAAGAGCAAGAGAAGCAGAAGAAGTAATGGCAGTTTCATCAGGAACAGCTGGTCTTAGTGATACTAGGGGCAACAAAAATGTTGTCGCACAGATTGCCAAGCTCTCTTGGGATAAGATAAAATCTGCCGAGAAAATGGCAGGCACAGAAAAAAAGTACGCAAGAAATAAATTAAAAGTTGGTCAAGAAGGAGGACTAACACAAGAAGAATTCTCACAGAGATTTGGTAGAGGATCTTTCTTCAGAAAAGCATTAGGTAGTCAGTTTGGTGGCGATAAGATTGCTAGAAATCGTGGAAGAGTAGAAAGTTTTTTTGATAAAGATGTTTCTGGTGGTAGAGATGCCACAAAATCTAGACAAGGAAGATATCGAGAAGGATTTGATTATTCTTTACCAGAAGTAGAACCAAAAGATTCTATGGTTGGTAGAAAACCAAAGACTGAAAAGAATAAGGAAGAGGGTGAGAAAAAATCATCAAGATCTAGTCGTGCTGCCATCAACGAAGCGATGGCATCTGCTCTTGCTGGAATAGAGATACAACTTACAAGACTATCTGAGAAATTTACAAATACAACATCAGTTCCAGAAGGTTTAATTGAGATCATTAATAAACAGAGTCAAGTTGTTACCTCTGGGTTTGATGGTCTCAGTAAGGCACTCTATACATTATTAGGATCTATACAAAAACAAACTGCTACTATGGTTCGTTTGGACCAAGAGCAGAAGAATTTAGATGCAAAAAATCTTGATCGTCAGCAAGCATTAGATGAGGAAAGTGCTTTAGAAGGCATGGGTGCTGGAGCAGGCAATCTTTCTGCTCAGGATATTGTATCTACTCGTGGTGGTAAAGGTGGCGGTGGATTTTTTGGTAAAATGTTTGGTGCCTCTGCCTTGGCACAGAAAATTGCAAGACGTGGCGCTGGTAGAGCAGCCAAGAGAGCAGCAATTTCCATGGGTGGTAAGGGCGCTGCCAAATTTATAACCAAAGGTGCTGGAAAGGCATTTGCTAAAGCTGGTTTGAAGAGTGGTCTTAAGAAGATACCTCTGCTGGGTCTTGGTGTAGGTGCCCTGTTTGCTGCCCAGAGAGCGATGAAGGGTGATTATATTGGTGCTGGTCTGGAACTGACCTCTGGTGCTGCTAGCATGGTTCCTGGTGCAGGAACAGCAGCATCGTTGGGTGTTGATGGTATCATCGCAGCGAGAGATGGTGGAGCAATCCCATTTGCTAAGGGTGGTATGGTTACTAAACCAACCTTGGGTGTTGTTGGAGAAGGTAAAGATCCAGAATTAATTACACCATGGAACAAGAAGACATTTGATATGATGAACAAGGCACGACTTGATGCTATTCAAAAGAATAAAAATAAGTTTGCTGATGTTCAAGCAGAAGGACTTAAAGAATACTATGAGAACAGAGGTGGTTGGCAGAAGTTTGGAGAAACACTAATCACTTTGCTGAAAGGTGCTGGTGGTATTTTTGACCCAGATTATACACCACCAGGCGGTCCTCCAGGAAATGGAGAATTAGATGCTGCTTCTGTAGAAGCAGACACCGCAAAAGAAAAAGCATTTATTGCTACAGTCAGAGAAGTTGAAGGAACTGCTGGAGAAGATGGTTATACTAAAGTATATGGTGGAAATGTTATTCCCGAACTAACGCAAATGACTCTTGGTGAAGTGAAGGAAAGTATGTTGTCTGGCAATCTTCCACAGAGATTTGGTGGTGGATCTATGGGATATAAATCTGGATCCAGAGCAACTGGAGCACCACAGTTAATGCCAGATACATTACAAGGATTGTTAGACAGGGGAACATTTAAGAGTACTGATATTTTCAATGCAAAGACTCAAAATTCAATCTTACTGCATCTAGCCAGAGCTGGTGGGGTTGATATAGAAAATATTACAGAGTCTCAATTGATTAAGGCAAATAATATATGGTCTGGTCTGGGACCAAGATATAATCAAACTTCACGAACTACAAAACAGTCTATGCAGATTTATCAACAAAATCTTGCAGAAGCAAATGCACAAACACCACCTCCACCACCAAACAAACCAACTGGACCAGACTGGTTGAAAGGCATTAGTGATAATTTTGGTGTTCCTTTAGGTGGAAGTTTCTATTTTGGTCCAGACAACAAATACAAAGCTGTACGTGAAAGAGATGGATGGAAATTATATGATGCAAAAAAAGCGTATCTTCCTGGTAATCAAGATATATCTACAACCAATAATGCTAATATTGGATTAAAAGATATGTTCGTAGAAAAAGGTAGATCTCTTACACAACCTGCTGGAGATGATAGACAAGCAACTGCTTTATCGAGTAAGTCTCAAGAGGTTGCCATGGCAAGAACAAGCGGAGCAAATGTTCAAGTCTCTGTTGTTAATACAGGAAGTGGTGATGCTGCAGCAATTCCTAAGCAAGATTCTGCAATTCCTTCTCCTGGTAGAGATGCTTTTGTTAGTTTATCTCTTGATGCGAGGTCAGTAGGATGAGACTACCAGAACCACCAGAAGGGATACTCGACCCTCAGATACCATGGTCTAGAATCAGACCACAATCTCGTTTATGGAATACTCTAAAGGCTCGTCTTACTGGAAGACCTACAAATGGAGAGCACTATTCCTCTTATGTAAATTTAACTGGGGCAGATGCTGACAGATTGATTGAAAATTTAAAGAAAGATCCTCGTGGATATCCTTCTTTAGATCAGAGTAGTGGTACTCCAATACAGTGGATGGAGAGGCAGCAGAAATATCAAGAGTGGTTAGTAGAAGAGTATCTTGAGAAACCATTCCAAGAACAGATTGATCAAAAAATAGAAGATCGTCAAGCGGCACAGAGAATTGCAGATAGACTGAACGGAAAGAAAGTAAAGAAAGAAGTAGAGCAGGCAGTAGAACTGACGACGGATATTATTGAAGACCCATGGGGAGAAGGAACTGTACCAGAAAAGCAACCTATTGTTGTACCAAAAACTAATCTACTTCCTCCAGCAAAGGAACCAGAAGAAGAACAAAAACCAGAAACAAAAAAGAAGAAAAGATCTAGTCTCATGAAGTCTATGATGAAGACTTTTGTGAGAATGGAAAGTCATCTTCAAAAACTTATAGAACTATCTGAAGTATCTGATACTAATATTGCTGCCGTATCGGATGCATTTAGAATACAAAGTGATACACTCACAAAAGGATTCCAAGATACTACTGTATTAATTACAAAAGTTACACAGGCAGTTGATCTACAGACATCTGCCATGGCAAGAATTGCCACAAACAAAAAGCAACTAGACCAAAAAAGATTGGATACTCAAGAATCTCTCAACGAAGAGATTGGCATGGAGCAACAAAAATCATCATCTGGAACTAGTCGAGTAAAAGATATTGATAAGGGACCAGGATCAGATGGTGGTGGAATTGGCGGATCAATTTCTAAAGTTCTTGGTGGCGCTGTAATTGGTAAGTTCCTTGCTGGCAGAGGATTAAAACTAGCTCAAGGTGCTGGTGGTAAGATAGCATCTAAGCTTACTGGTAAAGCATTAGAAAAAACTGTTGGAAAAGAAGTTGCAGAAACAGTAATAAAGAATGCTGGAAGTGAAGCAGCAGAAGCTGGACTTGAGAAAGGTGCCGCTAAGTTCTTAGGTAAAAAGATACCACTAGTTGGTTTAGGTTTAGGAGCATTCTTTGCTTTGGAGAGAGCAGCAAAGGGAGATTTTCTTGGTGCTGGTTTAGAGTTAGCATCTGGTGCTGCCAGTACTATTCCTGGGTTGGGAACTGCTGGGTCTGTTGCTATTGATGCAGCACTTATTGCTAGAGATAGTGGGGCAGTACCTTTTGCTGCAGGTGGATTGACTAGAAGATCTACGTTTTCAAATAAGAGACCAGGAGTAACAGATCTATCTCCAGATCTATTCAAAAAGATGTATCAGTATGAATTAGATTATGAAGCAAAGAACAAGGTGAAGTTTGGTAGATTATATGCAGAGGGATATGAAAAATACTTTGCTAAACCATCTCTTCCTGGTATCTTGCAGAATCTATTGACAAATGTTATTGATTTCTTTAAAAATATTGCAGATAATGTTAGAAACTTTTTGAGAAATAATCCAGTATCCAGAGCATTACGACAACTACAGGGTGGAGGGTATGAATATACAGATCCTGATACTGGTATAACACTCACAAAAACTGAAGACTATGGATATGCACCTTCCAGAGGTAGAAATCATGGGGGAACAGATATCGCCGTAAATTCTGGAACACCTCTTAGAGCAATTAGTGATGGTGAAATTGTAGATTCGGATTCATTAAAGGGAGGTTGGGGAAACTTTTTGGTATTCAAAGATAACCAAAATATCCACCATTTATATGGTCATATGCTCGGTGGATATAAGCGTGGTGGTCCAGTAAAGAAGGGAGATATTATTGGTAAGGTTGGTAGCACTGGTGATTCATCTGGACCACATTTACACTGGGAAACTGGAACTGGATGGACAGGAAAAGGACCTGGAACTGGCGGAGTAATAACTGGAAAATTTGATCCTCTAAGTAAATTTAAAATGGAGCAACCATTCTTTACTAAGAGAGAAGAGAAAAAAGAAGATAAACCAAAAGCAACACCACCAAAACCTCAAAACCAATGGTGGGACCCTCTGAAAATAATTCCAGATGGTGGAGCAGCAAAACCAACTACACCAGGATCAGGTGGAGTTATACATTCCACTAATATTGATGGTACAATATATACAGAAAGAGAAGGTGGAAGATATTTTGAAAATGGAAAACCAATAAGTAAAGAGCTCTATGATGCTGTTAAAAAAAATCACCCATCTTCTTTTGGAACCGAGGGGAGAGCAAAGGGTGGACCAGTAATAGCAAAGACTCCTTATATGGTAGGAGAAGAAGGACCAGAACTTTTTGTTCCAAAAGAAAATGGAACTATTGTACCAAACAATCAGGTAGCAGGATTATTTGGTATGTTTGGTGGTGGCGGGAGAACTCCAGCAAGTTCTGAACATCCATATATGAAACAGATGGAACTAGAAAGAATCAAAAAACAAATGAATCTACCAGCAGGAAAAGGATTTACTGGTAAGTATGATCAGTTTGGTAATCCTACTGGATACGGAGCAAATGCTGGACAGACAGAAAAACTGATAGCGATGGCACCATTAGAAGAACAGATGGCAACAAGTGTTCAGATTATACGTGTAAATAATACTAATACAGTTCCAATTCCTATGCCTTCAGATTCGTTTGACGAGGCACAACCAGTAGGAAATATATTTAAAGATCTGCATCTAGCATCCATATCATAATGGCAAAAGAACAACAACAATCAAGATCATTTTCATTAAAAAAGTGTGTCATCTATTCTGCGGATGGCAAGAAGAACTTTGACATCAAATCTTTGGTTGGTGTATTTAACTACAACGAGAGTATCATGTCGCCATTTATTGCTGGCAGTATCGTTGTAGCAGATAGTGGTGGATTGTATAATGACTTACCAATTCAGGGATTTGAAAAGGTGGAGATAGAAATACAAGATGTATTGCAAAAAGGTCCCACAAAATATACATTATATGTTTGGAAAGTTTCCAATAGAATCGTACAAGATAAGAAGCAAATCTATACTCTTGGATTAATTTCTAGAGAGGCATTAATTAATGAAGGTATAAGAGTTCAAACACCATTATCTGGAAAGGCAGAAGCAATTATTGATAAGTTATTACATACAGAATTGAAATCAGAAAAGAAACTTTACTCACAAAATTCTCAGTTTGATTTCAAGATGCTTCCCAATAGAAGAAGACCATTTGATATTGCATGTTCGTTTAGACCAAAGACTGTTCCAAAGGAAGAGAAGAAATCCACTGCTGGAAGTACAAGTTTGCAAACCACTAGTGAAAGTTTAAAAGGTACTGCTGGATATTTTTTCTGGGAAAATTTGAGAGGATATAATTTCTTCTCTGTTGATGCATTATGTGCCGAAGTTGGAGAGAAAGCAGCAGCAGGAAATATCTTACCACCATGGGGTCCTTACATAGATTTTCCAGCAAATACTGATGCATCTGATCCAGTATTTACTATCCTCAGCTCACAATTTACTGCTGAGTTGGACTTACTTACCAACTTAAGAGAAGGAAAGTACGCAAGTCTCATGGTATTCTTTAATCCAACTACTGGTCAGTATGAAGAGTATCCATATAATATGAGTGAAACATATAAGTCCCGTGAGGGTTTAGGAAGTCAAGAGACTGCTAGTTATACAGAGAAAGAGATGGGTAAGTATCCAACTCGCATTATGTCTATGTTGTTGGATCATGAAACATGGCAGAATAATATTGAACCAGGAACACCATACGAATCTTCATCCAATCCATCTAGGTATGCTGATTGGCAGAAGCATTTCATGGCACAATCATTAACAAGATTCTCCACTCTAAAGAATCAAAAGGGTGTGATTGTAATACCAGGAAATGCTCAGATATGTGCTGGAGATAAGATTGATATTAGGTTGAGAAACAAAGTGTCTGATGTTGAAGGAACCAAAAAACCATACGATGAAGAGACGAGTGGTGTCTATCTAATAGAAGAAGTGACACATGAATACAGTCAGGTAAAAGGCGATGGTGGTGGTAAATTTACTACAACACTTCGTCTTATGCGAGACAGTTATGGTATGAAGAACAAACCATCCGCACACGGAACTAAATAATGTATATGGAGGTAACTAAACGTGGAAAGTATTGACAAGCATATTGAAACTGATAAGAAGATTCTTGATGACCCACAGACATCTCCACAAGCTCGTAGGCACACTCAAGAAGAACTCGCTGCGCTAGAAGCGTACAAAGCAAATCATCCTGGAGAGGATCATGATCCTTCAGCACTTGAGTTATTCTGTGATAGTAATCCAGGTGCTTTGGAATGTAGAGTTTATGATGATTGATTGTTATGGATGAAGTATTATCGCAACTCATGCCAGTCTATAGGATTGGATCTGATGGTTTCCAGTGGTGGATCGGTCAGATCGAGGATACTTCGCAGTTCAAAGAAAACACAAAGGGATATTTTAGATACAAGGTTCGTATTGTTGGAACCCATGTAAGATCTTGTGAGGTTACAAAGGTAGAAGACTTGCCATGGGCGCAGGTTATGATGCCTGTAACTTCTCCCATGGGACCCAGAAATGGTGGAGATCCTCAATTAGAACCTGGGCAATGGGTGCTAGGTTTTTACTTGGATAATGATAGGCAAAAACCTATTATCATGGGACAACTTCCACAAACTCCTGGATCAACATCATCGATTGCAGATTACAAACCAGGAGAGTGTAACGCATTTTCAAATTACAAAGATCCATTAATCAATCCCAATATTGATGGTGGTAGTCCAGTAGAGAGGGGATCTCTTGGTAAGACAAAGACAACAGCAACTAGCGATGGTAAGGGAAAGACGGAATCAAAAGAAGATGACAGTGATAATCCACCAAAACCACAACCAACTGCGAGACAAATAGAAGCTGCAAATAGAGTAAATTTTTGTGCAGAACCACCTGATACATGTGATAAAAGAGCAACAACGTTTGGTGAAAAGTTAGAGAATGTTGTCGCAGAAATGCTTGCTGCTATTCAAAGTAATGGTGGTCAGTTGGGAGATTTTCTAGTCAATAAAGCGACTGGAGAATTATATGGTGTTATTGATGATGCCAGATCTTATATCTCAAGAGCAATTGCTTTGCTAAATGACTTCATTGCAGAATGCAAAGGATGGGTAATAGATAAATTAGAAGCTGGTGTTAAAGATCTTATCAATGACACACTTGGATTAAACAAAGAAGGTAGCGTACTTAATGAAGTTACAAAGTGGTTCAATGGTTACTTGATTGAAGTTGGTTGTTCTATGGAAGATCTTGGGGAGAGATTAGCAGATTGGCTAACCGATCTTCTCATGGGATACATCACTGATGTCTATAGAATGGTTGCATGTCAGGTCGATAAGTTAGTTCAAGGAGTCCTCAATGAAATCACAAAGGCACTTGAAGACTTGCTTGGAGAAATTCTTGGACCACTACAAGAAATCCTTGGTGCTATTGCCAAACCACTAAACATTATTGGTGAGGTGTTATCCAAAGCAATGCAAATCCTTGGCATTACATGTACGGGTCCAAATCTTATCTGTGAAAACTGGAGAAAGATATGCACAGATGGATCTACAGATAAAGATAAAAACAAAGAGGAAGAGGATAAACAAAACTTCCTGGATAAATTACTTAACGATATTGATAAAGGAATTGACGATCTATTTCCAGTTACAAATCCAGATTATACAATCTATACATGTAATGAAGCATACGATGGAAATTCTCTAACCACTACTGCAGTTGGATTTACTGGTGGGGTTTTCAAGCCAGGCGGTGGAACTGGTACATCAGTAACAACAAAAGAAAAAATAGTTTATACAATTGATGATATAACAGTTACTGAAGGAGAGATTGCAAAATTTACAGTGTCTAGATCTGGAACAATATCTCTTCCTTCCTCTATATTATTTGAAACTGCAAACGGAACAGCAGATGATGATTCTGATTACATAAAGAACAATGGAATTGTAGGATTCTCCGCAAACGAAAGTCAAAAAACTATCAGTATCCAAACATTATTTGATAGCACAAAAGAGAATGATGAGGATTTTTATATCATATTGGAGAATAATACTCCAATCAGTGGAACTGCTATTCTTTTTACTAAGAAAAAGGCACGATGCGTGATCAAGAAAAAGCAATCATCACCAGATAATATCGATGGCGATCAACCAAAACCTTTTATTCCAGAAAAAGTTAATCCAGATAAAATACTAGAAAAAGTTTTGCCAGACGATAACAATAACACTACAAATTCTGGAGATGGTACTGATGCCACTGGTAAATTACTTGAAAAATATAAAGTAACAGCGAATAAATCAACAGTTAAAGAAGGAGATTTTGTAGTCTATACAATTACAACGTCAAATGTTCCTTCTGGAACTATAGTTTATTATACTTTAACTGGAAATAGCATAACTCAATCCGATATTATAGGCGGATCATTGAGTGGATATACTTTTATAGAAAATAATGCAGCTCAAGTAACAATAGGAATAGAAGAGGACACAACAATTGAATTGGATGAAGTTATGAGATTTTCCATTGATGGAAAGGGAGCATATACTGATGTGAGAATCGTCACTGATAAAACTATAGATGAATTAGAAGATGGTATTGGAGAAGGTGGAATAGAAACTGTATATACTCCCCCAACAGAACCATCAGTAGATTCAGAAGATATTATCACGGATGACAATGGTGGAATCATTTCAATTCCAGTAACAAATCCTGGTTCTCCATATGTTGAACCACCATATGTTTTCATAAGTGGAACTGGAAAGGGAGCATCTGCTCGTGCTTTATTAGATGAAAATGGATTCGTGACAGAAATCAGAATAACAAAATCTGGATTTGGTTACAAGAAGAATTTACCATCCAGTAATGGAGTTAGGTGTATCATGGATACTATGACTCTGATTAGACCTGGAGTTGGATATACAACAACACCAACAATTTATGTGGATGGTAGAACCGATGTTGCTGAAGCAATTATTAATGAAAAAGGTTTTGTAATTGGAGCAAGAATACTTGATAGAGAAACAACATTTTCTACATACCCAGAGATTTTTGTAATTGGAGGTGGAGGTTTTGGTGCAAAATTAATTCCTTCATTTAGATGTCTAGATACCGATACACTTGTGAGAGTTGGATCTACCAAGATTGGTACTGGTCGTTACGTTGATTGTCCATAGGAGGTATAGATTATGTCACACACAGATTTACATGCAAAGACAGAGGCAAGGGCAGCAAGAAAATCAACCTACGACAAAATTAATGAGGAAGGACCAGCCCAACCATTAAAACCAGACGAGAGTGAAGATCAAAAACTTGGTATAAAAATCAAAACTCTATTGAAAGGTGACAACTGTGAATTGAGTGTTAGATCTTATATCGGTGCGAGTGGAAGATTTGAACCAGATGCTTTAGTTATCTTTGGACCAACTGATTCCATGGTAACTTTAAGTGCTGATGGATGCCTTGCTCTGAACACTGGAATGAGAACCAAAGAACGTGGTGCTTCGAGTGGAAGATTGAATATCAATGCAAACGGAGGTATCCATAACTATCTTTATCCTCTTACTATCAATTATAACTCATCTGGAGAAAAAGAACCAAATTATGCAGTTGGAATCAAATCAAACGGGGATTATAAAGAAGAAACATTAGGTGAAAGGCATATCAGAGCAACAAAATTGTATATTGATGCATCAGATATTATCATTAAAGCAAATGCATCTATCCATATTCAAGCAGGTGCTGCTGGAAAAAGTGGATCAATTAAAATGACTGCTGGCAGATTTGAACAAGATTATATTAACGAGGATAAAATTTTATTTGGACAAAAAACACAGATAGGAGCTGGCGAAGATACTTCAATAACATATGATCCTAGAGCAACTACAACACTAACTAGTTCTGGAACACTACAGCATAGAATTACTGGCGACTATAAAATTATTGTTGCTGGTGTCATGGCAACCAGTGTGTATGGTGCTTCCCCAACTGGATTAACTGGAGTTCCCTTAATTAGTGATAGAACACAAGGGTATTCATTAGATGTTCTCTTAGGTAAAACGAGAATATTAAGTAGAGTTGGATCTATTGATATTAGTTCTCTTGGTTTGGGAGCAAATGATAAATTCGATTCAACGGCATTATTAGAACTTCCTGCTGGAGCAGTAAATATTTCTGCTTTAACTTCTGTTGGTATTTCTGGAAAAACTGGTGGTGTTTCGATTTCTGCTGGAGCTGCTCTAAGTGCAACAATACCTGCTGGACTTACAATGACATCAACTGGAGTTTTAAATGCAACTGCAACTGGCGTGTTCAGTGCAACTACTGCTGGTGCCATGAATTTGATTTCTGTTGGTCAAATGTTGGTAAAAGCAACTGGTAACGTAAAAATACAAGGTGCATTGATTTACCTAAACTGAAAATTAAGTTTCATTTCCATAAAAGTCGAAAAAATTTTCCCGCCAAAAAATTGCCCGAAAAGTCGCAATAAATAAACCTAGTCGTGAAAGGATTTTTATGCTTTCTACCCAATATCGTCTTCGTTTAGAAGCGATCTGTGAAAAAATTATAGCACAAGAAGATGTTAGTTTGGAAGATATGGTATGGGCAGAAAAGTTAGCAAAATCCAATAGATCAGCAGCAACAATTCTCCGCCAGGCAAGGAGAACTGCAGCAAATCCCGACATGAAGGAGGGAGACATGGACGATTTTTTAAACCAACTTGACATTGGTGGAATTGGTCACGAAGCAAAAGGTATTGCCCGTTTCAATTCTGTTGATGAAATTGTTGATTTCTTCACAGATGGAAGAGACAAACCCAAAGACTGGCGCCAAAGGGATTGACAGAACCCCAGAAAACGAGTAGGATAACTCTGTTCAAGGTTCAGAAAAGTAATGGCTTTAGGAAAACAAGTTGAAGAAAGTTTGCAGGAAGCTGCAGCTGCTCTTCGTAATGCTCTAGCATACGCTGCTAGGCAAGAACGTCCGACTGTATGCAAGCAAATCGCTAATATGATTAGTGAAATCGAAGGTATTGGATCATTTGACACAATTTTAGACAAACTGGAGGAACTGAAAAGTGAGTAATCCCAAAAAGCAATGGATTGATAAGAAAGGTCGTACCTGGGAATGGGAAGAAACCCCAGAGCTTCGAGCATTTATTGCTCAACAGAGTGCCAGAAAAGCAACTGTCACACTGCCCCTGACGAACGCCCAATAATCGGGTATTATACATACATACAGAACACGAGAGAACGATGAAAGTTCCCAACTGGCAGCACCACTCCAAAAAAGAACAGAAGCGTTCTCTCAAGCCTCAAGCATTGAGAGATGCTAGAAAGCGTAGGCAGTCATTGAAAGCGAAACTATTAGTGCGAATATGAACCCCATGGGGGTATAGCTTAATGGTTAGAGCGGCCTGCTTATAACGGGTTAGTCTGGGTTCAATTCCCAGTATCCCTATCGCTCCTTTAGCAATCTGGTGAATGCACCGAACTCATAATTCGGCTAAGGTGGGTTCGATCCCCTCAAGGAGCACCTACGCCCGTGTAGTCCAGCGGAAGAGACAGAGGACTTAAAATCCTTCCAGGGTCGGTTCGAATCCGACCACGGGCATTCCTGTTAAATAGTAACAGGAAATCATGACATTCAACTGTAATGGCAACTCTCAAATACACCATCACACGAAAACATGTCTTTGTTGACAATCAACCTGTTTTGATGTATTATATTGAGAATATGCCATTTGCATTTGATATTCTAGAAGAAGATGAGAAACACGATAAGTGGATCTTAGCTGAAGCAGCACTAAATCAAGAATACACTATGGAAGATATCTTCCGTTATTCTGATTATTTGATTGCTGAAGAATGCCACCCAGTTCTATTCGAATTGCCATTAGTTAATCCTGAAGTTTTGCCAGATGAACCAGTTTCTTGAATATTTGGAAGGAACATTTTCCAATAAATACCAAGCACAATGTCATCCAACTCGTTATGCCATGATTACTGTCAGGCATTGCAAAATTGGAGATACACGGTTTTATGGTGAGCAAGCATATAACTATCTACCAGAAAATCCATATCGTCAATTTGTGATTGATGTGGAGATCGAAAAAGGTCAATTTCGTCTCAAAAATTATGAGATTGAAGATCCAAAACGATTTGTTGGTGGAACTAATCTTGAACTTATCACTGATGAAACTTTGACATACCGCCCAGGATGCGATATAATTATGTCACAGACTGGTCCCGAACTTTTTACTGGTGGAACTTCTACTTGTGAATGTTGGGTAACTTGGAATGGCATTAAGACCTATGTTCAGAACGAAGTAACTCTTACAAAAGATGAATACCATGTTATTGATAAAGGTCTAAATGCAGAAACTCATGATAAAGTATGGGGATCTGATTGGGGTGCGTTCAAATTTGTTAGAGTGCCTGAGTAGCTCAGCTGGATAGAGCAACGGTTTTGTAAACCGTAGGTCGTCGGTTCAAGTCCGACCTTGGGCTTTGGTAGTCCTTAGCGATTAACTAAGTAGACGCCAACTTCTACTACGGGTATCTTCCGTAGCGTCGTATGGGGATGATTTGGCGGGGTCTTAAGGACTTTTCCTTCTGGGCGAAGTCCGATCATTCCCACCTCCTCTGTTAGTCTATTGGTAAGGACGGGTGGACAACACACATGGAAACTAGGTTCGATTCCT